GATCGTGCAAATCTATACTTTAAGGTCGGTAATTTTGTAGATATTTCTTTCGACTCCGAAGAAAAGGTTCTTATTCAGAAGATTGCAGAAGTAGAAACTTTCGATGAAGCATTGAAGGTTGCGGAAGAACTCTACCTGTTCTGCAAGAAAGAGAAAGAGGAAGAGAAGGTTGATGATATGCCTGTCCCTCCTGAAGTGGGCGAGGGTGGCCAATCTCAAACTCCTACCTCTCAATCTCAACCGAGCGATGGAGAAGGTAGCGGTGGAGATAGTGAAGGACAATCTGATCCACAGATTCCTCAACAGACCAATGAAGAGGGAGACTGGGATGCCCCTGTTTCTTCCGATGACCCTGAAGTTCATACTGCTGATGCTTTGCAATCAAAATTGCAGGATCTTGTGGATTCAAATTCAGCAGAGAATATCTATGTTGAAATTCCTCAAGTAGATTTGAAGAAGATTGTTGCTGACAACTCTGAGATTCATGAAGAAATTGATTCTTTCTTCTCTGTTCAGCAAAAGAGTGTCCCTTCTGTTGATATCTACGAACGCGCAGATAAGCGGTTTGTTGAGTTCAAACGATCTGCTCAGAAAGAAGTAAACTACCTGGTAAAAGAGTTTGAGTGCCGCAAGGCAGCAGACTCCTATGCCCGTGCTACAAC